GGGGCTATCAGTCTTTTTTCGATTCGTGAGAATCTCCTTTATTTTTGGGACGCTTTCGGGCGTCTTTTTTAATGTAATAGAAAGTGTTGCAACAACGGAAATTACAATGTTTTATTGAAGTAAAATAGTATTGTGGACATGGAAGGGCGAAGAGCGCCTTCCTTTTTTTATTACCACTAGGAAGGAGGAAACTATGGGGATAATCAATTATATTTTTAATCGTGGCAAGCAGAGAGTTTCTTATGACTTTGACGGATTGTTTGAGAATATCCAACAAAACGCCATGAAGTCTATTGCATTAGAAACTTGTGCAAACTATATCGCACGCACTTTTTCTAAATCATCCTTCCTATTCGATGGTGACACTAAAAGCAAAGCGGAACATTGGGGGTATCGTTTCAATAACCTTGCCAATCCAAACCAGACTGCTACTGAGTTTTGGTCTAGCTTTGTTAAGACACTTATTCAAAACGGTGAAGCTCTAGCCTATGTCAATAGTAACCATGAAATGTTCGTTGCTGATAGTTACGTGCGCAGTCATCAAATAACTGGTGATACGTTCAAAATTACGGTGATCCAAAATATTCCAGTTGATATCGATGCCACTAGAGACGAAGTGCTCTTTGTTGAGGTCGAGAATGATGATTTAAAGGCGTTTGTTAACGACCTGTGGGAAGATTACGGAACTGTTCTTGGAAAACTACTACAGAGCCAAAAAACGGCAAATCAGCTACGTTTCCACATGGAGATACCAAGAGATAGCGTAAGAGAACGTGCTAGAGAGTTGGCGAACCGATCAGAAGCAACTGGCGACGATAAGACCAACAAGAAAGATAACTTCGTAACAGCGGTTAAGAAGAAGTTAGAAAACGATTCTGTTGTTCCTATCATCTTACCAAACGGTGCGAAGTATGAAGAGTATCGCTCACAAACAAGTTCTAAGGTTTCATATATTGAAGATATTGCAAAAATGAAAATGCAATACATCAACGATGTGGCTGACATCCTTGGCATTCCTAATGGGCTTATCCACGGAGACTTGGCCGACAATCAAAAGAATTATGATACATACATTACTACCGTTATTGAACCTCTAGCCAAGAAGATAGCTTCTGCTATGACGCATATCGTATTTACTAGAGCAGAGGTAACAAAAGGCAACAACATCCGTTTGGTCGGTTTTAAAAACTACGACCTTTTTTCTTTGTCTTCTAGTATCGATAAACTGCTCAGTTCTGGTTCATTCACAAGAAATGAAATCAGGCAGGAGCTTGGATATAAAACAGTTGAAGGCGGTGATAAATTCTTGCTTACGAAAAATTATATGGAGTTAGACTCCATAGGAAAGGAGAATAATGAAGAAACTGGAAATTAACGGTGTCATTGTGAATGACAACGATAAATCGGTTTATGAATGGTTTGAGATGAGCGCTACATGTCCGAAGGATGTCAAAGAATTCTTGGCGACATTAGACGGTTCTGAACCTATTCAAGTTGCTATTAATTCTCAAGGTGGTTCTGTTTTTGCAGGTAGTGAAATCTACACGCTCCTTAAATCTTACCAAGGGGAAGTAGAAGTTGTAGTAACAGGCCTTGCTGCAAGTATCGCAAGTGTCATCATGATGGCTGGAGACAAAATTAAAATGTCGCCTACAGCACAAGTCATGATCCACAACGCAAGCATGGTCGCACAAGGCGATTACCGAGACCTATCACATGCAAGTGAAGTGATTGAAAACACTTCAGTATCTCTTGCTGATCTTTACCAGCGCAAGACTGGAAAAACTATTGAAGAAGTACGGGAGCTAATGGATAAAGAAACATTCTTTACCGCTGAACGTGCTTTGGCAATTGGCTTAGTGGATGAAATCCTATTCATGGAATCAGCACCAGCCGTTGTCGCTTCCTTCGGTGCTATTTTCCCGCAGGATAAAATCATGGAACTAAAAGCAAGTATGGAGCAAAGAGAACAACTCAATATCCTACTTGTCCGCATTGAGGCTTTAGAGTCTAAACTAGAGCAATTTGAAAAACCTTCAACTCCGAAGGCAGAAGAGGAAGCCGTACAACACGATGTACTGACTGACTACTTATTTTATTAAAGAAAGGACTATCCAATAAATGACAATTAATCTTACAAAACTACCACGCTATCAAGAAGCAGTGGCAAAATTCACAGAAGCTGTCGGAAACAATGTTGATTCTGAACAGCGCAACGAACTATACGCAGAAGCTATGTCAACGATGGGAGAAGAACTCCTTGAGGTTGTATCAGAAGCAAGCAAGAAAGAAGCAGAAGAACTCTTTAACACATTCCAAAAGAATCCTAAGATGTCTGCTAACGAAATCAAATTCTTCAACGAGATCAACAAGAATGTTGGTACTAAGAATGGAGCGCTTCTTCCAGAAGAAACAGTTAATCAAGTGTTTGATGAATTGGTTGCAGAACACCCATTGCTTTCTATCATCAACTTCAAAAACGCTGGAGCACGTTTGAAAGCTCTGACTGTTAAAACAGAAACTGGTACTGCTCAATGGGGTAAAATCAGTGATGAAATCAAAGGTCAGCTTGACGCTACTTTTGAAGAAAAAGGTTTTGAACAAAACAAACTTACTGCATTTGTAGTAATCCCTAAAGATGCATTGAAGTTTGGCGCTACTTGGTTGAAACAATTCGTTATGGAGCAAATCAAAGAAGCTATGTCAGTAGCTCTTGAAGACGCTATCGTAAACGGAACTGGTGAATCTAAACCAGTCGGTCTTATCAAAGACCTTTCTAAAGGTACTGTACAAAGCGATAAAGTTGTTTACAGCACAGATAAAGAATCACTCGCTAGTCTTGCAACGTTGACTCCTGAAACTGCTGCTAAACTTCTTGCGCCAGTTATGAAACACCTTTCTGTATCAGACAAAGGGAACTACTTGAACATCGCAGGTCAAACTTACTTGCTTGTGAACCCTGCTGATTACTATGGATTGGTTGCACAATTCACTTACTTGAACGCTCAAGGTGTTTACACAGCGGTTCTCCCATTCGGTATCCAATTGGTTGAATCTAAAGCTATTGCTTCTGGTAAAGCCATTGCCTTTGTAGCAAACCGCTATGATGCATATATCGGAGGCGGTGTAGCGTTGGAAGAGTTTGATCAAACATTGGCTATTGACGACTTGCAATTGGTTACTGCTAAGTCTTACTGGTACGGCAAAGCGAAAGACAACCACGTTTCAGCACTCCTTACACTTGCGGGTGGATAAGAAAGGAGTAGCCTATGAAGGTTAGAGTATTAAAAGGTTTTGAAGACTTCGATGCAGGCGTTATCCGTCAAGCAGGAGAAGTCTTTGAAGCTACCAAAGTACGCTTTAAAGCGCTACAAAGCGCCCTACCTATGGACTTTGTAGAAGAAGCGGAAGAAGGAACAGAGGAGTAAAGAAGCATGGCTATTGATGCAGTTAAATTTGTAGAAGATAATCTACCAGCATTCAAAGATCGTATGCGCATTACAAGCGGAGACGAAGATGAACGCTTAAAAAGAATGTTAACCTCTAGTATCGTAGCCACTACTTCACTTGTCGGAGCAACAGAACTTGATGAAATGCTGACAGAGTTAACCTTTGAACGTGCTAGATATGTCTACCATGATGCATTAGATGAATTTCAAAAGAATTATGCAGATGAAATTGAACTACAGACCTTCCTTAATTCATTGAAGGAGGGATGATATGCTGAGAAAAAAATCTATTAAAGATGAAAAGGTAGACAACGGAAAGCTAAACACAATGGTTATTTTCTCATCAGCAAAACCAAAAGGAAGATTGCCTAGCCAAGCGCAAGAGCAGAAAGAATTGTTCAAAGCTTGGGCAGAAGTCTATAACCCATCACTAAAAGATATTGAGATTATGAGAGGCAAAGGGATTCAACGTGCGGTAACAATCGTCATAAGGAATCCTTTAGGTTCTTATTTACCAAAGAACAGTCACTTTGTAACCATCAAAGACAAGGCTTACGAAGGTCTTTGGGGGATCGAAGATATCCGCCCTAGTGATCGATATATCACATTACTGTTGAAAGGAGATTTCAATGGAACGGTGGGGAATTAGTGTTGAGGGAGTAGATGAAGTCCTTAGAAACCTAAACAACAAACTTGGTTCTGGAAGAAGAAACCGCATTAGCCGTGAAGCGATTAATTACGCTGCAGAATTCGCTGAGAATGACCTAAAAGAAGTAACGGGTACATTCCAACGAACAGGCAGAACAACGCAAGAGACGACTCACTCAGAGGCTAGAAAGATAGGCAGTGAATTCTTCCAAGCTAAAGTAGGTTGGGGAGCTGGTTCACGTTGGAGACTAGAACACTTGAACGAGTTTGGATTTACTAAGTATGGTAAGACGTACCCTCCTAACGGAAGTATCAGAGGATTCGGGAAGCTAAGGCAGT